ACCACATGCGATCACCATCATTTAAAGAATCAATAGTTCCTAACATTTTAAGTAATATTTATCAACAAGTAATCGGTGTCACTAATAGTCATCTTAAGATGCGCCAAAGCAAGGATCATTTTAAGATTAACTTTTTACATATATATTGTTACGCAGTATCAGTCATGTTTGAGCCGTTAGAATTTTCATCTGCAAGATTCGGAAGTGATGAAGTTTGGGCTGTAACCACTAAGTGTGATTATTGTAATGTTGCTATAGAAGAAACCCCTCTTGTTTGCAACGTAAAAAAGTTAAGATTACATAATGTACGTCCTTTATCATTGACCTCTGTAGGAAAGCTGTCAGAAAAACTTCTGATGACATCTGTTCGTGAATTTGAAAACACCGGAATTAAGATCGCAGAAATACCTACTGAACTAACGTATGAAGTAGCTTGTGGAGGAGTATTACAAGAATTCATTGACCAAACATACACATCTAGGGTATTGTTAAGTGAAAGATACTCCCTGATGCGCATGACCGATGCTGACCGAAGCATTCATGTACATTTAGCTCCTCAAGGGAAAACACGAGATATAGGACAAACAGAAATAAAAGGCCTTAGCCCTGAGATGATATGCAAATATGTTATCCCCAAGATATATCTAGAAACTATGCTTAAATATCCCATGAGTAATGTTAAAACGATTAGTACTATACTATCCAGTGTTCCGGGGAACGAGTTGCCTTGGTTTGGATTGATCGAAAATTTGTATAGGTCAGGACAACTAGGGAGATTTATTTACCAGTTACGAATATTATCCGGTGTTGCAGCTCCAGCTTGTTATGATAACCCAGCGAGAGCATCTCATTATGTGGGAGTGTCTAGTTATGTTATTCAGGAAAAGAACCCGTTAGCATCGACATTTGTGTTACTAAGTCTGTATACAGATAGTGATATATTAAGACATCTAAGACCTTATGTCCTTATGCAGATTAGAAGGATCTTGGTGACAGAATTTCATCCACAACTGAATGATTTAAAGAGACTTCCCCCAACAGAAGAGAGTAAGAAATTAACCTCTCAATTCGCAGCAATATTTATTTTATATAGCAGTATTAACATTCATGATGAAACCTTGAATGAATTAATTAGATTCAGGATCAAAGATATCAGACAAGGGGAATTTCAAATTTTGTCCACTGACATGACTTGCCAGAACATCTATGAATATAATAGTTTAGGTGAGTATGTTAAAGAAGAAATGAACCATTACTTAAACTGGCAACTCTCACTGTATCCTGATATACCCTGGGAGGATGGTTTCACTTACCTAACCGAAAATTATGACTTTTGTTTGGCTGTTTTAGAAACATATATGGTTAAAACAAAAGTTAAAATTGTTTACACAGACCTTCCGACCTGCATTGCATATATTCGTGGTTATCAAGTTTATGATGAAATCCTAGATGATTTAGAAATTCCACATCAATTACCACCTCAAGCTGACATTCCTGACTGGAGTCCAGTCATAAGGGCTATTTCCTCACGTGCTATGGAGTACAAATTACTTCCAGGAGAAATTCAAACAAATCTTTATCATCCTGCTTTATGATTTTGTACATGTGAAAGTTGTACTGCAACGATGCTACGTGGATAGGCCTTATTGCTCCATTACTAGTAGCCAGAACAAAATAATTGAAATTCTAAGTTATGTGGGATTACCAATTCCGCTAGGAAATAACCTTAGCATCGCATGTCTAGGGGAAGGATATGGTGGTATTTTGGACTGTATAGCGAGAGCATCAACCCGATCGAAGTTTCTATTTTGCACCTTACCACCTAATGTAGAAGTTGAAACCTATCCATACGCTGCCTTTGAGTCAATCCGCAATAATGGTCATCAAGTGTTATTTGCTCATCATAGTATTGGGTATTATGATTTGTCAAAGGTATCAACCCTCCTTCATTTTGAACAGTATGAAGACCTTTACAAATTAATTGTTTGTGATGCCGAGGTAGGTGATTACTTATCAGCATCTAGAGCTGATCTAATCAAAAATGTAGTTGTATTTTTCTTAAGAAGACGAACACAAGATGGTGTACTGATTCTTAAAATGAATGCTTGTGAAGGTGATAATATTCATAAAGCTTTAGGATATTTAACACACTATATATCTGACAGTCTCATGTTTCGCTGTCGGAGTTCAGGGATAGGAGGTGAATTTTATTTAATTGCATATGGAAATCAGACAAGGTTTGATATTAACTATGACTCATTTCCGGTTCTCCCCAATTTGTTGAACTACACTAAAGTGGAAAAATTCAGAGGTTATCTATTTAGAGTATTCCACGATACGATAACTCAGTCTCACAGAAGTATAGAGTGGAAGGTAAGAACTGAAATACATCGGCATCGGTGGAAAGTTCTCCGACTGCAATCAAATGGACTAAGTAAAATGCAATCATTGTGTGA